GAAAGGTGTCGAGCCTTTGGAGAAGCCGGTAAAGTCTGCTGTCAAAGCAGTTGTAGTGAAACCTGTTACGGCTGATTCTAAAGTTGCTGAAGAAGCTTGTGAGGAAGTTTTAGTAAAGTCAGTAAAAAAAGTTGCTGCTGAAACTTTTGATGTTGTGATGAACACGGATAAAGAAGAACGCCGCGCTATGTTAGGTGACACACCGCCAGCCCCAGAGCCAGAAGTTACCCCAGAAGTAACACCAGAAACCGTGCCTGATGAACCAACCATTGTTGGCAGGGGCAGACGGCGTTCTAAGCGGTCAGGGCAAGCTGGAACGATTATGGAAGAATATGGCGCACTGACAGCTAAGGCAAAAGCCAAAGCAGTAGAGAGGGCATAGTCATGTCGTTTTTAAAACCAAAGGTTTACACCCCACCACCGCCGACAGCCCCAGAACCAATTGCAGAGCCGGATTACAAACGCGCTGCTGCGCTTTCTGAAGAAGCCATAGCATCAGAACGCCGTGGGCGTAAGGGCAGAGGCTCTACTATTGTTGCTGGTGTTATGGGTCAACAAGTATCGCCAACAGGCGGCACAGGCACTAAACCAACTTTATTGGGGTAGATCATGCAAGATGCAAAAGCCATCATATCGCGCTTTGAGAAGCTAGAAGGCGCGAGAGCAAATTGGGATACGCATTATCAGGAATTGGCAGATTATATGCTGCCGCGCAAAGCTGATATTGTTCGCAAGCGTAGTCGTGGCGAAAAGCGTATGGAGTTGATTTTTGATGGCACTGCATTGCAAGCTGTCGATCTACTAGCTTCATCTTTACATGGTATGCTTACAAGCGGTGCTACGCCTTGGTTCCATCTGACACTGAAGGATGATGATCTGGGGCGTGATGAGGAAGTGCAAGCTTGGCTTGAAGATAGCAGCCAGCGCATGATGCGTGCTATTACCACATCAAACTTTGAAACTGAAATCCATGAGATGTATGTGGATTTGGTTGTGTTTGGCACTGGCTGTATGTTTGCGGAGATGGACAAAGAAAATCTGCGCTTTAGCACGCGGCATATTTCAGAGTTTTATGTAGCTGAAGATCAGTATGGGATTGTCGATACTGTATTTAGAAAATACAAATTGCCAGCGCGTCAAGCGGTGCAGCGGTTTGGTATTGAAAATGTAGGCACTTACATTCAAAGAGTGCATGAGAAGAAACCTGATGAGGAAGTGACTTTACTTCATGCAGTTCTGCCACGCGCAGAACGCGATACTACAAAACGCGATAACAAGAATATGCCATTTGCTTCTATGTATATTTGCATGGAAACAAAGATGATCCTTATGGAAAGTGGCTTTCAAGAATTTCCGTATGTAGTTCCACGCTTCCTCAAGGCAACTGGGGAAGTGATGGGTCGGTCGCCAGCTATGGTGGCGTTGCCTGACGTTAAGATGCTTAATCTTATGTCCAAGACCATCATACAAGCTGCGCAGAAACTAATAGACCCTCCCTTATTAGTTCCTGATGACGGATTTCTTCTCCCTGTCCGTACCCAGCCTGGTGGCCTCAACTTCTTTAGAAGCGGAACAAGGGATACAATTACGCCACTAAACACAGGCGCAAACATTCCTATCGGCCTAAATATGGAAGAACAGCGCAGACAGGCTATTCGTTCTGCTTTCTTCGTAGATCAACTGCTGACAGGCGGTGCGCCTAATATGACAGCTACAGAGGTAGTGCAGCGTCAAGAGGAGCGTATGCGCGTTATTGGGCCAGTATTAGGGCGTTTGATGAATGAGATGTTGCGTCCATTGATTGACCGCACATTTGCCTTGATGTTGCGTGCAGATATGCTTGCTCCGCCGCCAGAGATTTTGCAGGGGCTTGATGTTGATATTGAGTATGTATCACCACTGGCACGCGCACAAAAATCTAGCAGCTTGAATAGCACAATGAAGGCTTTGGAAATCTTGCTGCCATTGGCTCAAGCATTGCCTGTAGCGGATCATATCAACCCAGATGGACTTGTTAATCACATTATGGAAAGCCTTGGTGTTCCAAAGAAAGTTGTGAAGTCTCAATCTGAAGTTGATACAGCGAGACAAGAACAAGCAGCGCAACAGCAAGCAATGATGGAGCGTCAAGAGGCAAGTCAAGATGTTCAAGATGTTGCCCAAATTGCACAGGCATCACGGATGGTATCTAAATGAGTGAGCAGATCACACAATTACGGACTATGTATACAGACGTATTTACAAGCACTGCTGGACAAAAAGTGCTTAGTGATCTTGAGGCGCGTTGTAATTGGCGTGCTTCAAGCTATGTGGCTGGCGATGCCAATGCCACAGCATTTGAGGAAGGGAAGCGTGCAGTTATACTGCACATCTACAACATGATGAATGAGGAGAAGTAAATGTCAGAACAGGTTGCCGAACAGGTAGCCCAGCCAGAAGCGGCTCCATCTATGCTGGAAACCCCAGCGGAAGTTGCACAAGGCGGGTCTGGTAACGGTTTCATGGAAATGATACCAGAAGAATTAAGGGAGCATCCAAGCCTTGCACCTATTAAGGATGTAGGCAATTTAGCGCGTTCCTATGTGAACGCTCAAAGATTGATTGGTTCAGACAAAGTTCCGTTGCCAGCTAATCCTACGGATGAGGATTTAGACAATATTTATTCACGGCTTGGCAGACCAGAAGATGCGTCAGGCTATGAAATTGCCACTGATGGAACCATCATTACAGAGGAAGTTGCCTCTGCTTATGCTGATGTGGCTCACAAACTGCGCCTTACGCCAGAGCAAGCCAATGGTATTCTTGAGTATTACAAGGGTACTATAGGCCAAACTGAAGAACAAATGCAGCAACTTGCAGAGCAACAAGCTGAAGAAACCGCTGCTGAGTTACGGCGGGAATGGGGCAGGGCGTTTGAAGACAAGGTTGCCCTAGCTAAAGATGTAGTTGATCAGTTTGCTGGAAGTGAAATTCTGCAAATGCGTCTTGAAGATGGCACAATGATTGGCAACCATCCAGCCTTCATCAAAGCTTTCGCTGCAATTGGTGACTTCAAGTCTACTGTCACCAGTGAAGACACAATTAGCGATGGTGCAGTTAATCGCCAGTTTACACCAGCACAAGCGCAAGCTGAAGTTGATGCGATTATGAATGATAAAACCCATCCTTATTGGGATAGAAAAAATCCTGTGGCGCGTGATCGTGCGGTACAGCGGATGCAAGATTTAATGGCGATGATACATGACTGATACTGAAAGTACATTATCCCCATTGGAAATCAGGCTTGAATGCCTTAGAATGGCAGTTGAGTTTGGCACTCAACGTGATGTTTTAAATCCAGTAGAACTGGCTGATAAATATTACGATTGGGTGATGAAAGAGGGTAGCGGAGAAATTCGTCCTCAAGACCATCGGAAAGACGATAGCCATAGGTCGGCTCAAAAGACTAGGAGTGTCCGAACTGTCGGGTAGCACGCTGCAAAGTTCAAATGTAACCTGTAGACAAAAAGGAGTGACGATATGTCAACTCAAGTAACTACAGCATTTGTGCAACAGTATTCTGCTAACGTGCAGATGCTTTCACAGCAGATGGGTTCTCGTCTGCGTGATGCAGTGCGTGTTGAGAATGTTGTCGGCAAAAATGCTTTCTTTGACCAAGTGGGTGCAGCTACAGCGCAATTGCGTACTACACGCCACGCCGATACCCCGCAAATCGATACACCTCACGCTCGTCGTCGGGTATCTCTCGCGGATTATGAGTACGCTGATCTTATCGATGATCAAGATAAGGTTCGTATGCTGATTGACCCTACCAGTGCTTATGCAATGGCAGCGGCAGCAGCTATGGGGCGTGCAATGGACGATGTTATCATCTCCGCTGCAACAGGCACAGCTTACACAGGCGAGACAGGCTCAACAGCAACAGCGTTGCCAGCCGGTCAGCAAATCGCTGCTGGTGGTGCTGACATGACTGTAGCAAAGCTGCGTGAAGCTAAGAAAATCCTTGATCTTTCTGACGTTGACCCATCAATCCCGCGCTACATTGCGGTGGGGCCAAACCAGATTGAGGCATTGCTTGGTGACACAAATGTAACCTCAAGCGACTTCAATACTGTGAAGGCACTTGTTCAAGGTGAAGTAAACCAGTTCATGGGCTTTAACTTCATCATGACAAACCGTCTTGCAATCTCAGGCAGCACTCGTTCATGCTTTGCATGGGCAGAGGACGGCATTGCGATTGGCGTTGGCAAAGATGTTAATGCAAGAATTGATGAGCGTGCTGACAAAGGCTACGCAACTCAAGTCTACTACTGCATGAGCATCGGTGCTACACGCATGGAAGAAAACAAAGTCGTTCAAATCGATTGTGATGAATAGGAGATTGAAGAATGGCTACTGTATATTCCGTACAAAAGACTAACTGGAACCAAACAGTTCCGGCAGTCAACAACAAGACAAACGAAATGGGTGGTCGTGTTCGTATCGCTCATGGCGTTT